ACCGAGGGCCGCGAAATTTTTTTTTATAGTGGTCCCCTTTTGACTAGCCAATCAAAATGCGTGTACAATCCTTAGTTAGTGCGTCCCGCACTATAAAACTTGGGGACCACGTAGCACTACCAAACATGTGGGATCCTCTGACACACCCTTTTCCAGAAACCCTACATGGGTTTAGATGTATGCTAGCAATCAAGTACTTGCAATCCTTACAGGCGAAGTATTCTCCGGATACGAACGGTAGTGAGTTTTTGAAGGATCTAATTTGTGTACTTCGCTGTAAGAATTATGCCGAAGCGTTCAATCGATACAGTGTCATCGCTACCAATGTCCATAACACGCCGGAGGCTAAATTACGGGAGTCAGTACAGTCTCCCTGCTGCTGCCTCCACTGCCCCAGGCATGTCATACAAAAGAAGGTCTTGGGTGAATCGGCCGATGTACAGGAAGCCCAGGTTTTACAGGGGTAGACGGAGCAGTGATGTTCCTAGGGGCTGTGAAGGACCTTGCAAGGTCCAATCATTTGAACAGAGACATGACATTCTTCATACCGGCAAGGTATTATGCATTACCGATGTTACACGTGGTGGTGGTATAACGCATCGTGTTGGTAAGAGATTTTGTGTTAAGTCTGTATACGTTATTGGGAAGGTTTGGATGGATGATAATATCAAAACCAAAAATCACACTAACAATGTAATGTTTTGGCTTGTCCGAGATCGTCGACCTTATGGAACTCCTCAAGATTTTGGACAGGTTTTCAACATGTATGACAATGAACCTAGTACTGCAACAATCAAGAACGATCTCAGAGATCGTTTCCAAGTCATTCATCGATTCACAGCATCCGTGACCGGAGGTCAATATGGTAGCAAGGAACAGGCTATTGTCAAGAGGTTTTTTAGGGTGAACAACTACGTTGTATACAACCACCAAGAAGCTGGAAAGTATGAGAATCATACAGAGAATGCATTATTATTGTACATGGCATGTACTCATGCATCTAATCCAGTTTATGCAACGTTAAAAATACGTATATATTTTTACGACTCTGTAACAAATTAATAAATATTGAATTTTATTGCATATAACATTCTGGCATAAGTGGTATTGTCAAATACATTCCATAACACATGATTAACAGATCTAATAACATTATTAATAGAAACAACTCCTAAGTTGTTTAAGAATCTAATTACATTATATTTAAATACTCTTAAGAAACGCCAAGTCTGAGGACGTAAACGAGTCCAGATGCGGAAGATTAAGAAACACTTGTGAATCCCCAGAGCTCTCCGCAGGTTGTGGTTGAACTGGATTTGTATCTCCAAATAATCGTGGTCGCTGTTGAAAGGTCTGCTGGTGTGCTTCAGCACCTTGAAATAGAGGGGATTTGGAACCGTCCAGATATAGGCGCCATTCTGCGCCTGAGTTGCAGTGATGTATTCCCCTGTGCGAAAATCCACAGCCATGACAGTTGATGCTCAGATAATATGAGCATCCGCAATCTAAATCAATTCGCCTCCGGCGAGTTATCCTCTTCTTGGCAATCTTGTGTTGGATTTTCTGAGGTACCTGAGAAGAGTGGTTCCCGAAGGGTGATGAAGGTCGCATTTTTTAATGCCCACTCTTTTAATGCACTATTTTTTTCTTCGTCAAGATATTCTTTATAAGACGAAGAGGGCCCTGGATTGCATAGGAAGATAGTGGGAATGCCCCCTTTAATTTGAATTGGTTTCCCGTACTTTGTGTTGCTTTGCCAGTCTCTCTGGGCCCCCATAAACTCTTTAAAATGCTTTAGATAGTGCGGATCAACGTCATCAATGACGTTATACCAGCCATCATTGCTGTACACTTTGGGACTCAGATCCAGATGTCCGCACAAATAATTGTGTTTGCCAAGTGACCTAGCCCATAATGTTTTGCCGGTTCTAGATACACCTTCTATTACAATACTCATGGGTCTCCAAGGCCGCGCAGCGGCGTCAACAACATTCTGGTAAACCCATTGTGACAATTCATTTGGAACATTATTGAAAGTTGTCACATTAAAAGGACTAACGTATTGTTGTTGTTGAGGTTTGAATATTTTATCTAAATTGGCACTTAAATTGTGGTACTGGAAGATAAAATCCTTTGGAAGTTTTTCTTTAATAATATTTAAAGCATCTTCCTTTGAAGGTGCATTCAACGCCTCCGCCGCAACATCATGTGCTGCATGTGAACTTCTTCTAGAAGATCTTCCATCGATTTGAAAACTACCCCAGTCGACGTAATCTCCGTCCTTCTCAATATATGCCTTGACATCTGACGAGGAGCGTGCTCCTTGGAAATTAGGATGGAAGATTCTTGGAGCATGAGGATGGGAGATATCGAAATGTCTTTCATTTCGGAATTTGGCTTTACCTTTGAATTGAATAAGGGCATGGATATGCAGTGACCCATCTTGATGTTTCTCACTAGAAACCCTAATGAATAGCTTATCAGATGGACAAGAGATATTCTGGAGAATTTCAAGAACTATTTGTTTTGACAAACTACACTGGGGATATGTGAGGAATATATTCTTAGCATTCACACAGAATGAATGATGACGTGGCATTTTCAATCGGGGACACCACTAATTCTAAGGAATGGGGGACATTGGGGACGCTTATATATGGGAGTCCCTAAATGGCATAATGGTAAATAGGTAAAGTTACTTTAATTTGAATTTCAAATTTTTTTTGGGGAAAAGCGGCCCTCGTATAATATT